AAAGACACATAAATTAAATCAAATGGCAAATTTATTAAAAGCAAACGGAACGGTAGAAGAGAATGTATCTATCAAAACATTAGAAGATATGCAGAGTTTAGTGGGTGGTTACATTGAGTTTGTATACACTACAAGTGACAAGGTACTAATCGTAAACGAAGAGGGATTGCTTACGGCACTTCCCCTTAATCAGACAGCATCAGACATAGCAGAGCAGACAATAGTTGGAGATGTTATAGAGGTGTCAATGGATGAATATAAAAAGATGATGTAATGGGAAAGAGTAAGCAAGAGTTCACAGACATACGTGAGCAGGAGATACAACAAGAATCTCAGGACGAACAGATAGAAATGTTAAATAAAAAACTAAACTAAAATGAAAGCAAAAATATTTAGCAAGTACGCAGACAAGGTCTGCAAGCTTTACGGAATAGAGGAAGATATGCTATTCACAAAGACAAAGAGAAGGGACTGCGTTGATGCACGACATCTACTGTACTACCTATGCTCGGTTAGACCTATGAAGCAGGTCTACATTCAGGAGTATATGGCAGAGAGAGGGTACGACATTCCGCACTCATCCATACACCACGGTATAGCACAGGTTAAGAAAAAGCTTGAGGCTCAGGATACTGATTACGTTCAGACCATAGAATCCATAGCAAATGTATAGCCTTGAGGACATATACGAGCAGGCTGAGAAGGATAGGTTTGCTGTATCATTAGACAATGAGCAGTACAAATCTAAATTAGTTTATGGTGTCAAGATAATCAAGGATAAATCATCTAACGAGATTGAGATACTTAACACAATGATAGGTGGAGACTACTACTGTAAGGCAACAAGAAAAGAATTAGAAATTTTTCTAGAAAGGGGTTGGAGATATGGAGTTTATGTCTTATCTTTGTCTAACCTTCGTTCAAAGCTTGACCTAATCGAGGAAAGAATTAAGGAGGAACTTACCGGTAAGAATAGCCAAAAGAAATATAAGATACTTAAGAACCAAAGAGAAAAAGTTCTTGAGAAGTACAGTCAATTAAATTATAAATTAAATCAAATCAAATGAGCGAAACAAAAGCTACGGCTAAGAAGCCAACGACAACAAGGAAGAAGGTGCAGACTACCTTTGAGAAATTATCTGCCATTAATGTAAACAAATTCGTTGAGAAGAAGAACGGATTAACTTATCTGTCTTGGGCATTTGCTTGGTCAGAGACTAAGAAGAACTGCCCATCAGCTACGTACAGTATAGGTGAGACAGAGTACGATGACCACATAGGGTTTATGTGTCACACAAGTGTAACCATAGATGGTGAGACACTAGAGATGTGGCTACCGGTTATGGACTCTAAGAATCAGTCAATGAAAAAGACTGCGTACTCGTATCAGACACGCTACGGACAGAAGGAGGTAGCTGCTGCAACTACATTCGATATCAACAAAACAATTATGAGGTGCTTGGTTAAGAACCTTGCGATGTTTGGGTTAGGTATCTATATATATGCGGGAGAGGATATGCCTCAGGAGTCAGAGGTTGTGTCTTCAAAGACACCGACCAACGGAGTATCTAAGGAACCAAGCAAGGATGCTAAGCCTACGATAGATGTGAGGAGCGAGATGTGGGATGCACTTAAGAAGTTCTGCGAGGCTAACAAGACTCTTGGATATAAGAAGCTTTGCGATAAGATAGGTATGAAGTACACGCTATCGGCATCAGTTAAAAATGAAATCAAAAACTTAATAAAATAGATATGAACGCAGAAACAATCAACAGACTAAGGGATGACTCTGAATACTACGGAGCATTCGGAAAGCAGTACCTATCCAACTCGGATATAGGTACGCTACTAAAGAATCCTACAGAGTTTAGGAAACCACAGGATGACAACGTAAACTTTCACAAGGGAAGATACTTTCATCAGCTAATACTTGAACCCGAGAAGGCGGCAGAGGTTCCCTTCATTGATGTAAGCTCAAGAAATACTAAGGCATATAAGGAGCAGGCAGTTAATGGAATCATTATGCTAGAGAAGGAAGGTCAGGAGATAAGAGATTGTGTAGATGCGATGATGCAGAACCTACCATTCTTTGAGGGAATCAGACAAGAGGATAACGAGTACGAGGTTCCATCCATTAAAACTATTCACGGTATAGAGTGGAAGGGAAAGGCAGACATCGTATGTAAGGATAAGCTGATAGACCTAAAGACCACCGGCTCTATCTCAGAGTTCAAGTGGTCAGCAAGAAAGTACAACTACGACAGTCAGTGCTTTATATATCAGGAGCTATTCGGTAGACCATTAGAGTTCTACGTGGTTGACAAGTCAAGCAAGCAACTAGGAATCTACAAGCCATCTCAGGAGTTCGTAGACAGAGGCGAGCAGAAGGTACTGAAGGCTATTGAGGTATACAATAAGTTCTTCAGCGACAAGGCAACTGATGACATAAACGAGTTCTATATTCAGGACATATTATTTTAAACAAAAACAATAGGGAGGTAGGAGTTAAGTTCCTATGGCTTATCTCCCTATACATATATCAATGGAGCAAACATAAAACAAAACAAAATGGCAGAAGACAAAATCTTTGCAGAAGGTTTCTCGTTTAAGAGAAATGACAACGCACCCGAGTTCGTGGTGGGTAAACAATCAATCAAGGTAGACGAAGCAATAGCTTGGTTGAAATCAAACGCTAAGAATGGATGGGTAAACCTAGACATAAAGAGAGCGAAGGGTGGAAACTACTACTGTGAATTAGATACTTGGGAATCACCTAAGTCTAGCACAGGAAAGAAGTCTACACCAACAAAAAAAGAAGAGGTAAATGACCTACCATTCTAGTTGTGTCTTCAAAGACACCAAGAAAGTTAAGGGGATGCCAAGTGTATCCCCTCTTTTTTGCCCGAGCTATGGCAGTTTTGTTAACTTTAATTGCCTATATACTCTTTTTATTTATTATATTTATATTTCTTTTTCTCTTCATATAAAGAGAAATAATCAACATAATCAACACTAGGTCTGACTATCAGTTAGTTAGACAAAATTAACTAACATAAAATCAACATTACTATGACATCTAAGGTAACAATCTTCAAGAACATTAAGGATACAGACACCCCATTCCACAGAGATGTGGACTTGGTACTACAAAGAATTAAGGATGGTGCTACAAAGAATCTAGTTAAGAGCATCAGGCTAGCAAAGGATAAGAACGAAAGGAACGAGCTAAAGAAAAGGTTACCCGCTATTTGTTTCAGCGGTGTGTTCAACAAGAGAAGCGATGCATCATTGGTGGAGCACTCAGGATTAATATGCTTGGACTTCGATGGATACGAAAAGAAAAAGATACTTCTTGAGCACAAGGAGAAGATGACAAAGGATAGCTACGTATATTCCTGCTTCATATCTCCAAGCGGTAACGGACTGAAGGTACTTGTTAAGACACCTGCAGACCTACCCGACAATCACACAAGCTACTTCCATTCACTAGGAAAGTACTTCGACTCTCCTTACTTCGACAAGGTATGTAAGAATGTATCAAGGGTGTGCTATGAATCTTACGACCCATTAATACACATCAATCCTACATCTAATGTTTGGGATACAATAACTGAGCAGGAGTATAAAGAGGTGGATGTACACAGAGACCCGCCTACTATACCAATCTCAGATGAGAACAAGATAGTGGAGATACTTGTTAAGTGGTGGGAGAAGAAGTATCCTATGACAGAGGGACAGAGAAATCAAAACTGCTACGTACTTGCAATGGCATTCAACGATTACGGTGTAGCTAAATCACTAGCAGGTTATGTATTAAACAACTACGCTAACAGAGACTTCCCTATATCAGAGATAAGCAGAACGATTGACAGCGCATACATCAACACAGCTAACTTCGGAACTAAGTACTACGAGGATGAGGAGAAGCTATCAAGTATCAAGGACAAGCTAAGGAAGGGTGTGTCAAAAAAAGAGATTAGGAATCAGCTGTCGGACACAGGCTTAGATTCTGAGGAGATTGATATGGTTGTCCAAAAGATTGAGAAGGAACAATCGAAGCAGACATTTTGGGAGAAGACAGAGAAGGGTAAGGTATCTATCGTGCACTACTCATTTAAAAAGTTCTTAGAGGATAATGGTTTCTATAAGTACTGTCCTGAGGGAAGCAAGAACTTTGTCTTTGTCAAGGTAACTAATAACCTAATAGACCACACATCGCAGAAGGATATAAAAGATTTTATATTGAACTACCTATCTGAGTTGGATGACCTATCTGTTTATAACTACTTCGCTGACCAAGTAAGATTCTTCAGGGAAGAGTTCCTTACACTGCTCAACACTATAGATATATACTTCATAGAGGATACCAAGGATGCAGCTTACCTATACTATCAGAACTGTGCGGTTAAGATAACCAAGGATATGATAGAGCCGATAGACTACATTGATTTAGGTGGCTACGTTTGGAAGGACCACATAATAAATCGCAAGTACAAGATATGTGATGAGTCAAGGTGTGACTACTCCACATTCATATCTAATATCTGCGGTGGTGAGGACAGCAGGGTTAAGACAATGGAATCAACGATAGGTTATATGCTACACGGATACAAGAACCTAAGCTACTGCCCGGCAATAATACTTAACGATGAGGTTATATCTGATAACCCCGAGGGTGGAACAGGTAAGGGTTTGTTTATGAACGCACTATCTCAGATGAAGAAGCTAGTAGTTATTGATGGTAAGGCATTCGCATTCGAGAAATCATTTCCTTATCAGACAGTATCTGCTGACACTCAGCTGCTTTGCTTTGATGATGTAAAGAAACACTTTGACTTTGAGAGGTTGTTCAGTGTGGTTACAGAGGGATTAACTCTTGAGAAGAAGAACAAGGATGCAATCAAGATACCGTTCAGCAAGTCACCGAAGATAGCGATAACAACTAACTACGCAATCAAGGGTTCGGGTAACTCATTCGAGAGAAGGAAGTGGGAGATAGAATTACATCAGCACTACAACAAGAACTTCACACCATTGGATGAGTTCGGTAAACATTTCTTTGCTGATTGGGATGAGGATGAGTGGTGCTTGTTCGATAACTATATGACATACTGCCTACAGGATTACTTGGAGACAGGATTAGTTAAGAGCACGTTCGTTAACCTAAAGATAAGACAGCTGTCTGCTCAGACATCTCACGATTTTATTGAGTGGTGCGGATTGATTGAGGGACACGCAAAGAATGATATGCTTAGGATTGATGAGAGGCTGATGATGCAGGACCTATACTTTGATTTCATTGGTGAGTATCCTGACTACGGACCCAAGGCAAAGATGACTATAAGCAGAACTAGATTCTACAGATGGGTTGTTGCTTACGGACAGTACACAACTAACAATCAACCTCAGGAAGGAAGAGACAGCAACGGAAGGTGGATAATAATTAACTCACCTAAAAGAGCTAAGCTAATACAAAGTGAAATGCAACTATAAAAACTAAACGATATGGCACAAGATAAAAGATACGCTATGGCAGATGATGAATTTATAATACCACGCATAGCAGGTTACTCGGATGAGATGATGCTTAAACAATGCCAACTGATGTACGATGTTATCTTTAAAAAGATAGAGCGTAAGGTTGGCAGAGGTAGAAACGCACAGATAAAACTAGAGAGAAAGTTTGAACCAAATAAACTAATAGAGCGAAGAGCTGTAGAAAGTTTAAAGTATTACAAAGAGAAGATGAAGAACAAAAGTAAAGTTAAATACAGAGAATATCAGAAGGAGATAATAAAGAAAGGTAGCGAGGTACTGATGCTTCACAACTTTCTATACCTGACGATGGAGGTTAGGACAGGTAAGACCCTAACGAGTATGGGTATAGCTAATCTGCTAGGTGCGAAGAGGGTTCTCTTTGTAACAAAGAAGAAAGCAATCAGTAGTATAACAGATGACTATAACCTATTGGCTCCTAGCTTTGAGATAACAGTTATCAACTACGAGTCAATGCATAAGGTTGAGGATACATCTAGCTATGACTTCTTTATATTGGATGAGGCTCACGGTATGGGAGCATTCCCTAAACCGAGCAAGAGAGCTAAGCTAGTGCAGAAGGCAATGGCTCACAATCCATTTGTTGTACTGCTATCGGGAACACCAACACCTGAGTCTTACAGTCAGATGTACCATCAGGTATATGGAATCAAGAACAATCCATTCGCTGAGTACAAAACCTTTTATAAGTTCGCCCATAAGTTTGTTAACGTAAAGCAGAAGATGATAAACGGACTTAGGATAAATGACTATCACGATGGTAGCACTGAGATAATAGATATGATGAAGCCATACACCATAAGCTACACGCAGAAGGAGGCAGGCTTTAAGGTAGATACAAGGGAGCACATACTTGAGGTGGATATGAAACCAATTACATATCAGCTGACATCAAAGCTAAAAAGAGATAGGGTAGTTGAGGGTAAGGATGAGGTTATACTTGGTGATACACCGGTAAAGCTAATGATGAAGATGCATCAGCTGTTCTCCGGTACTGTAAAGTTTGAGTCAGGTAAATCTAAAATCATAGACCTAAGCAAGGCAGAGTTTATACACGACAACTTTGCTGATGTTAAGATAGGAATATTCTACAAGTTTACCGAGGAGCTGAATGCATTGAAGGAGGTTTACGGAGATGGATTATGCACAGAGCTGAGTGTCTTCAAAGACACAGACAAATCAATAGCTCTTCAGATAGTCAGCGGAAGGGAGGGTATATCCCTGAAGGAAGCTAAGGCATTGGTCTACTACAACATAGACTTCAGTGCAACATCCTATTGGCAGAGCAGGGACAGGATGACAACCAAGGAAAGGTTGGAGTCAGATGTCTATTGGTTGTTCGCTAAGGGAGGTATAGAGAAGGATATCTACAAGGCGGTAAGTAAGAAGAAGGACTATACCATTAATCATTTCCGTAAGGATTTATTATCTTTGTAGTATGGAGCGAAAGATAAAGGAGTCAGACCTACAGAAGAAAAGAATCAAGGAGTTGGAGGATGAGGGATACTATGTCATAAAGACAAAGCTCACAAACAAGAACGGTATACCTGACATAATAGCTATACCACCTAACTCAGATGTATTATTCTCAGAAGTAAAAACAGGAACAGGTTCGCTCTCTAAGCTTCAGGAATACAGACTAAAAGAACTAGAGAAATATGGATTCAGAACAGAAGTATACAGAGGATAGCATAACCTATGAGATAGACGAATGGTTTATCTCTCAGTTAAAAAACTATTCAATAGAGTCAGCATCAACTATAATAAAGCAGATAGTGGATGTGCTACCCAACCTTCCTAATAAGAATGGATGGAGCCAAACAGTTGCAGGAGTGACTGACTCTGAGGACCCTGAGTTCTTTGCTATAGAATTTCTTAAGCAGGACACAGAGGTTCCTATACTTGTGGATGTAAACTCTATATCTCTAGATGATTACCTAGATTATATATTAAATAAAAAATCAATTAAATATTATTCAAATGAAGATACTAACAAAGAAGAAAGCTCAGCACCTGAGGGAGGTGATTGAGTCTGTGCTAGGTGTTAATGTTACACTTAACAAGAGCAGGAAAAGAAATGTAGTAAACGCTAGGGTTATATACTCTCAGATACTTAAGGAGTATGGGTACGGACCAACCTGCATAGGAAAAGCTTTGGACAAGAACCACGCTACTGTGCTGCATTATTTCAAATCATTTACTTGGAACCTAGAGCAGGATGAGGACCTAAAGATTGGGTATGAGATGGTGCTGTATGAGTTTGAAAAAGATTACGACCCGCTGTATGGTTTAAATGAACCTCTCCTAAAAAAAGAGATATATACTTTGAGAAATAAAAATAAAGAACTATATTCACAAATTAATGATACAAAAAATCTTCTGTCCAAGGAGAGAAAGAAGGACTCAAGGTTAGAGGATATTATGTATCTGATAAGAGAACGAACAGTAACAGGAAGAGAAGAAGAGATATTAAGAAAACTAAAAATTTTTTACAATGGTATTTACATCGACTGAAATAGAAAAGATTCTAGCTACAAAAAAATTATCTACAAAGGATAAGGAGGATAAGCTTCTTCACGCTGACTGTGATATGTATGCGAACCTAGGTACTGACTCATCCAAGGGTGAGAGGAACGATGTAAGAGCAGCTTCAAAAAGAATATACTCTGCAATCAAAACAATTAATAAACCTCTAGGCACACTACTGCTACAAGCACTAGACGATAAGTAATAATTAAGATGCCCACCCAACAAAGTTCATACGATAAAGCAAGGCTTGTCCATATAAATAATTTAATGGACAGCCTTCATAACTCTACTAACGAAATCTATGAGAGCTTGGTGGACAGGGAATTTGACAAGCTTAAGGAAACAATAACTGAGCTACAGACTATGCTGAAGGACATCTATATATCTATAGATAATGAAATATAAATACACTCAGTTCAATACTGAGAAGCAGTTGTTTGATTTTTTAAAGACCAACTTCATACCTGACCTAGTTCAGACCTCAACAACCGCAAGGTTTGACTGCTACTCCAATTCCTTTAAATTAAACATAGAGCTTAAGTGCAGGAGAAAACATTACAACGAGCTGATGCTAGAGAAGAAGAAGTACGACTCTATAATGGAACGTAGTGAGTCTTTGGATATGCTTCCTGTGTATGTGAACTCTACACCCTTCGGTGTGTGGGCATTCTATCTACTAAGAAAGGAATACGATTGGTCAAAAAAATATCTTCCCAAGACAACTAATTGGAATGGTCCAAAGATAGAGAAGGATGTCACATACCTTAACATCAGTCAGGGCATTGACCTACTTTCTCTTCTTCCTCCTAGTTAGCTTAGACTTCCCTTTCTTAAATCCATCAGTGGCATAGTACATCTTCACCTGCTTATCGGTAAACACCCTGCCACTTGGACTTACATTCTTATTTCTTCCTACCTTCTTAAATGGCATAGCTATATATTTATTGTGTCTTCAAAGACACTTGGTTACTACCTTCTTCTAGCTCTTGTCCTTTCTCGCATCTCCTTCTTTCTTTCCTTCATCTTCTGCTCACGCTTATAGTACTGAGTTCCCGGACCGTATCTCTTGTTGTACTCTTCCTCATCATAAAGCTTAAGTGTCTTCTTCATCTGAGCTTCTGTCTGTTCCTTCTTCTTAGTTGTCTTGCTTTCCTTCTGTCCGTATCCCGGTCTGTAGGATTTAGATATACCAAGTGTGGTAAGTACATTCTCCTCTGATGTATCTCCACCCATAAGCTTTGCTAAGGCAATAGGTGTGTCAAGCTGAGCACCAATAGCTATCTCTACGATTGGTTGAGATGCCTTGATAATACTACCGGAAGATAGACCATCGTATGCTTTGTTTATCTTATATAATACAGAGTTAAAAGGGTTAACACCCTCGCTAGTAGGCTTCCTGTCTCCTGTAATTTTATTGTTCATTACCTCTAATCCTGAACCTACAATAGGTATCTGAAATATTATATTCTTACCCATAAGAGCATCTAGCATAGCCTTGTAAGCTCTATCCCTATCATCGCTATTACCTGATATAAGAGATGCAGAGTATGCTGCCATTGTAAACATCACGTTAGCTACCGCATAGTTAAGTGCAAATGTTTTAGCATCCTTGGATGAAGGAACCTTACCTTTTGAGATGTCATTAACCATACTGTTCATAGACTGATACACCTTGTTCTGCTGTAGGAAAACTGTACTGCCGAACATAGTAAAGAACTTTGTATACCAATTATTATCCTGCTGTAGCTGATTCTTTTCCGTAGCTCTCCTACTCTGCTGAGTGGCATTGTAATCGTTAAACATCCTTAGTGCCTCAGCCTTAGACTTACCATCCCTGATTGCTTTGTTGTACACCGCCTTATAACCAAGCACACCTAGTATATCTCCGGCAACCGTAGGTAAACCCGCTACTTTTCTGAAGCCTCTTTTTAGTTTACCTCTCTTACCCTGCTGCGCTGTTCCCTTCTTAAAGGTTCTTGTTCCTGACTCTAAGCCATATATATCTCCCTCTAATCCCATCTTAATACGGTTATCAAAGGTTGCGGATACCTCCCTTGCCTCTTTTATCTCTGACCTTATCATCATCAAAACATAAGCGTAGTCAGCTACAAAGCTTAGTAGGTTGTACCCCGGTACTTTTGTTTTACCATCTCCATAGCTATCGTATGCCTGTATAAATGAAGTTGCTTGCTTCAGTATCTGTATAGGTTTAAATGCTAATGCAAACCCTGCAAACTTTCTCTGTATCCAATTTACTGCATCTCTTTTTTTGCTAAGAGAAGGACCTGCATCAGGATTAATTGCGTAGTTCAATGCGGTATTAAAAATTTGTTTTACTCCTGTTTCGTTTAGCAGGTTCCGAATACCTCTATCCTTAAGCACAGAGTTTATTTGTTTTACACCTACCGCATAAGCCTTGTACCTTTCCATCTGCTTTGTGTGCTCCTCCATCACATCTGTAAAGGATAGACCAAGTACAACATCACTCGTTTGGTCTGTTCTTTCTTTAAGTGCGGGAGAAAACTCAGCGTTAAATATCTTCTGTATCTCTGAACCTCTAACTATGTCATCTGTAACCTCAGCCTGAGATAGTGTGCGTGTTGGGAAGTAGTTCTCTACGAAACCTAGGTTAACATCATTGACCTGAGAGTACACAGCGTTAGTCTCCTCAAAGTATGTAGTACTAAGGAAGTCAACCACCTGCTCAATTATTTTTACTTGGTCCTTTCCAACAAAAGTTTTTAGTTGTTCTATCTTAGCATCTGTAAACCCCTGTGCATAAAGTTTTTCCTTTTGGTCATCATTTAAAGACAAAGCAATTACCCGCATAGCTTGGTCCTTGTTAAACTCAGACCTCTTTACTTTAGTATCTGTCAGGGTAGTCTTTAGACCTTTAATTTTTTCTGTATCAGTACCTAAGCTTTGCTTCCACTTAATCCAAGATTTTCCAACAACCGATTGGGTAATGGCATCCATCTTATTGGTAACCCTCCGAACACCTTTCAGGTTATTCTCATCCATATTATTTAGGTTGTCGTAGAATACCTTTGTGAACATACCCTTCTTGCCTCTGTCCAATATATTTGTTATGGTTCCAAGGTGAGCAAGGTTATTATTAAAGAAGCTTAAAAGCATATTCGTTTTATACTTTCTTCCTTCTGACATAAATTGCTTACCCCACTTACTAAGTCCGGTCCACACACCATTGTTTTTAAAGGCTGACCTTATACTACTTCTTCTTTCGTCTAACTGAGGCTGCTCTAGGGCTACACCATCTTCATTATACAGCTCCTTAAAGTCCTCCTTCATCTGATTGTTGAGAGCATCTTTAATTTCTTGAGTCATTATCTTGCGAGCTTCTCTGTTATTATTTAATCTTGCGATAGACTCACCCCTTGTTTTCTTAACCTCCTCAAACAAAGCATTAACATCCTCAAGATTCATCGTCAGTACATCTGAGAATGTATCTAAAGCTAACTGCCTATCAACCATCTGCTGTTGTTTTCTTGTTGGTTTGTTACCCTCATCTATTGCCTGCATACCTTCGTTGTAAAGGTTTTCATCTACACTATTTTGTAGCTCAAGCATAGCATCAGCATCCTGCTTTATAGCAGCTCGTAAAACTTTCTTAACCTCAGCAAAGTAGCTCTGACCTATAGCATCTAAACCTGCAGACCTTTTCTTTCCTGACTGAGTTCTTGCTGTCTTTGCTTTCTTAGCTACTAGGTCCTGTATCTTAAGTATAACTTTATTTCTAAGAACGGTTCTTTGTTTCTCAACCTCATTAAGAACCTTAGTCATCTGACCATTAAAGTTTTTATCAGTGGTCTCATTAATTACTTTAATGAGTTTATTTATTGTGGTGTTAGAGTAGTTTTTAGAGCTAGGAAGCAGTTGTCTTATCCTCATCCTCATTGCTCTTTGAGCATCCTTAAGATTCTTAGCTCCTTTCTTTCTCTGCTTTAGCTTAGCTCTGATGTCTGCAATCTGCTGTCTCACCCTTGGATTACTTCTTATACCAAGTGCTCTGTCGAATGCGTTTAGTATCTCCATCTGAATCTGCTCATCCTGAACCTGAAAGATTGGATTAGCTTTCATTATCTCTATCGCCTTACCTCTAACCTCGGCAAATGTTTTTGTCCTTACACCTGCTGTACCTACACCACCTCGGGGACCTTCGATAGCGAATGCATTCACCGCATCCCTAACCTCGTTGAATAGCTTCTGTCCAACTATAGCACCTCCCTCAACATTTCCAAACTCAGATGGCATCTCAGTAACTAGGTCTATCTGAACTGTCATCGCTTCCTTAATGTCAGCGGCTTTAAATCCTCTGTCCTTAAGCACAACCCTAATTGATGCATCACTAAAACCATTTGCTCTAGCTGTTGATACTATATTATCTATTGATGGGTTAGGAGATGCGGTCATAAGCTGCAGCTCATTGGAGAGGTTCTTTACCTCAGCATCCTTGAACAGCTTATTCTCAGACATCAGGTCCACAACAACACTGTTTAAGAACTCATCCAAGCTTAGGTCTTTAATCTGTTCAGGTGTCATCTTACCTATACCTGTCAGCTTCTTAACGAACTCAAACAATTCATTCAACCAATTCTTAAAGTTTCTTTTCTGAGCAGCATTAACAAACGACTCACCCTTATCTCCGATAGCTGTGGCAAGTGCCTCCTCAAGAATGTAGTTTCTTATATTCTCTTCGGTAGCTCCATCCTTCTTCATCTGCTTAATTACCTTCTGATAAGCAGCGTTGTTCTCAACCTGAGATACGTACTCGCTATCTTTAATTAAATTAAGACCACTCTTGTATGCCTCAGGATTCATCTCCTTAGCAACATTCATCCATATATGTCCGAACTCGTGAACAGGTGTATTGAAGTTTGATAAAGAAGGATTCAGGTATAGCTTACCATCTAGTACTGCACCATATATTTTTTGTCCACCGACCTTTCCTGTTTTGGTAGATAGTTTTTTAGCAGCTAAATTCTCAACAAGGTTATCGAACTCTTCCTTAGATGCAAGTACCTCAACACTTGGAAATGCTTTGGTTAATCTATTTATAAACCTCCTGTATGTGTTTTCTCTAGCCTCTTGAACTTCAAAAGATTTATTTGCCTGCATCTGTGCTCGTCTATACTCAGCTCTTTCTGAAGCAGATTCTGTGTAGGTTTCACCAACTCCTTCTGTCTTAGTTATTTTACCGTACTTGCTTTCTATAATTTTTACAGCAGGCTTCTTATTTGATTTAGGAAGTGTTGATTCAGACTCTACCTTATTAGTAGTACCCTTCTTCATTAGCTTAATAGTACGAACTCCTTTAGATGTAGATACCTTTACGATTCTTTCGCTACCGTTCATATCTACGGTATACTTCTCGTCAGGTTGGATAACACGCGCTAACTTTTTATCAATAGTATTAGTAGCTTCTTTAGATATCTTCCAAAAGGGAACAGTTTCCTCTAGCATTGCAACTGCCCTACCTCTAATATATACAGGATAGTTTCTGTGCCTACGAATACCTTCAGCATCTTGTTGCTCCTGAGTCATAATAGCTTTGTCTATGTCAGCCTCCTTTGTTATCGGGTTACCATCAGCATCTGTAATCTCTAGCACCATAGTCATTGCACCCATAGGAAGGTCTTTAGCAAACTGCTCGGAAATTTCATCTCTAATTTTTTCCTGAGTGATTCCCTGCTCCTTTAGAATCTTACCTATGTTTAATTTCGGGTTGATATCTTTTTTAGGTATTACCTTTGTAGTAATAGCAGCCTTGGTATCTACATCTAGTTCAGAGAAAGCATCTACAAATTCAGCAATGTTCTTAGAATCTCTTGCCATATTATGAACCTCTTCTGTTTTTTTACCGTGCTTAACGGTTTGAAGATAGCTCATCATCTCTGTAAAAATTTTATCAGGATTCGGAGCTTTCTGTATATCAGAAACAAAGGCATCAACAACTGCAAGATTTGAGTCTACTGCTGTTGGATTCATATTAAATACCACGCTCTTGTCAGATTTGATAGAACCTCTTACGATAGCTCTAGCAGCTTCTAAATCAATAGATGCCCAAGCCACCTTACCAAATGTATCCTCCATTAAAGGAAAGAAATGACCACCCATAAGGTCCTTGTCTACCTTTAATTGGTCTGCCATAACAAGGTTTATCTTAGACTTAACCAAGTCCTTTAATTTAATCTTAGGAACTTTGTCGCTAAGCTCTTTGTTCTCTGTTATGTTAACAGGAATAGGTTCTACCGCAGGCTCCTCAACTGTAAATGATTCTTCAACAATCTCAGGTTGAACCTCGTTCATCAGCTCAGTAGCAGCCTTCTGAAGTTTTTGTTTTCTTTTAGGAGAGGTCTCATCTGAGCTAAGCTGAAACTGTGGGTCAGATTGGTTATCAATAAAATCCTTAAGGTCGTCAACCTCTTGGTCTCCTAGAGACTGCTCATCAACAGCCTCCTCGGTGGTAGGTGTAACCTCTTCCGCTACATCCTCTGTAACTTGTTGCTCACCTTTAACAGTTACTGCTTCTAATACAGGCAGTTTTATTTTTATTTTAAATTTAGCCGAACCTATTTTATCTGTTGTCGCTTCAATTCCGGGATATATTTCTTGTAGCTCTTTAATAATATTATCAGCCTCAGATTTATCTACTAAGATGTCATTGTAGTCTGTAGCTTCGCCCGTAATATTTTCTTTTGTAGCTTTGTTTAATGTTACCTCTTTAGTAATAATGTTTCCTTGATTATCTACTACTTCCTTATATCCTTTTTCTTTAGCTTTATTAAATACCCTTAAACCATCTTTAGATACGCTTTTAGTTTCTATCCATTGATGCCCTTCAGGTAGTTTTGATTGTGCATCTCTTATCATTTTACCAAAGCCATTACCTTCAGCTATTTGCATTTTAGAGGTAAACTGATTTGTAGGTTTGCCATTTTTATAAACCCTATAAAAACCTACATAGTTTTGATTAGTTCCTGTACTACTAACAATTATATCTGCATCTCCTTCAGTATTAGTATAGGTAGCTGTAGAAACTCCATCTTTTGTTGTTATGTCAGATATTTTAGATGTACCCGGTATTCCGGGAGCTTTTTGAGTATCTTCAAATAGTTCTTTATCTCTATTATTTAATCTTTCAGCTTTCTGAGCTTCTTGCTCACCTTCAACTTCCTCCGGTGTCTTTGAAGACACAACCTCCTCAGCTACCGCTTCAGTAGCATCAACATCAACCTCACCCTCAACAACAGATATTGATTCAGCATCTGCTACCTCTGCCTGTGTCTCAGCTAGCTTATCCTCAATCTTACCCTGCATCATTTTTTTAACAAGGGCATTGTTAACATCGCTGTCATTACTCACCTTAATAAGAGGTGTGTTGTTTAACTTCTCAGGTGTTGAGCTCTCAATATAGTTAAGCATCTCCTCCTTTGTTACCTGCCTAGCTCTCTTAAACTTATTGGTCTTTAGCTTGTAGGTCGGCATAGCCTGTCTTATATCACCCTCTGATGTCTGCTCTCCTGAGAACAAAACTCCTGTGCCCTCTAGCATTGTCTGCTTATCCTTTGACCTAAGCTTCTTGGTTGTAATTATATCATTAAGCTCATCGTTAATCTCTCCAATCTTTTTACCGAACAGCTCCTTCCTACTTGTTGTGGATGATAGCTCTGCCTTTGCAGCAAGCAGCTGCATAACTCTTTCGGTAAGAGCCTTAGCTCCTTTACCCTCAAACCTTCTCTCTATCCTGCCTGTGTTTAATAATTCATTAGCTGTTTTTCTTAGACCAACATTATCCTGAATACGTTTGTTCTCCTCAGGACTAATCTGACCGAGCCTCTCCATATTGTTTCCCCACTCAGATATCCTTGAGTCACTAGCCGACTCATTTACCATATCATTAATCCTAGTCAGCTCAGCAGCCTTCTCTATGTTGTTCGTTCTCTTAGCTTGTCTTAGCAGGTTGATGGACATATTAGATGTGTTGTTACCTACAGCACCACCTGCCTCAGCATAAATCTCCTTCCAATCTATATCATCACCAACATTTATTTGAGCAAGGTACTCACCTACACCTTCAGCAAAAGGGTCAAATGTTAATCTCTCAGCAACCATCGCAGCTATCCTGCTACCTTTACCCGCTAGCATTGATGGAGCTAGAATCTTACCCGCTAGACTTAAGGTAAACATATCCACCATAGCGATAGGTATACCCCTCTTTAACCCACGCTCTCTTCCTTTGTCCCATACACTTTGATTCTGCAGGGCAAGTGCCACCATCTCAGCATCATTAACCGTGCTTCCGTTCTCTTCACAGAACTCACGTATAGACTCTATCATCTCGTTGGTGTATTCCATAGCAAGACTCGAAGCCGCCATACCCGTTCTTAATCCCCAAATACCACCGGTTATTGCTCCGGGTACTGCTCCTACCCCTGCTGCAGGAGCACCTATTGCAGCACCTGTTGCTGCACCTGTTGCAGTTGTTCCTGCAATAATCTTCCATCCGTACGGAAGCATCTGAGATAAGCTACCTGCAGCTAAGCTTGTAGCCCATTCTAAGGGGTCGCTAAGTATAACATTAGCTATCTCACTAGATGTTCTTGCCTGACCGTATCTTGACATCACCCTAGATATCTTCTCGGGTTCCTCTTGCAGATACATAACAATCTTCTCAGCCATCTTCTGTGTGGACTCGGGGTCATTCAAATCAAAGCCTCCTAGTATCTCAGGGTAGAAAGCACCGGCAAGTATTACATCACCCGCCCTACCTCTTGATAAACCACCTGACCACTCTGTTGTAAATGAATCCCAATTATCAGCGTACTCTTTTGTGGCTGCCTTATTATGCTTCATATCATAATAAGTATTTCCGTTGTAGTACTTATCAGCTGCTATTGACTTATATACCTGAGCCTCTTCAAATGCCTGTGATAGTAGCCTTGCCTTTTCATTTTTAATTGGGTCCTCAAAATCAATACCCACTAGCTCCTCAGGTCTTAGGTTAAAGTTCTCTAGAGCATCCTCCACAATACTCTCCTCAATCTGTTTAACTTGAGTAACCATCTCAATGGCTTTTGGTATCTCTGCCTGATGTCTCTTGTTTAGGTACAGGTCGAACTCTTCTCTTGCTAGCTGCGACTCCTCTGATAAAAAAGAAAAAGATAATCTATCAGCTACCTTCTCCGCATTCTCAAGCAGCTGCTGTGTATCCTGCCTTAGCTTACCATCTATGTATAGCTTATCCACATTGTTCCCTAGCATCTCTACCTGCTCCTCGGTTAGGTTCTCTTGGTTAAATGGTGCTCTATTTTTTCCAAATAGATTTGCACTTCCATCCCTATCAGGGTCTAGGAAGAACATTATGTCGGTTGCATCCATATACTTATCGTATACCTGCTTCTCGCTCTCGTAATCCATACCTCTCTTTCGGTAGAAGTCTAGTGCCTCTGCCTCGTGAGTGCTGACATCCTTCCAATTCCCTTGAGCAAAATCCTCTGCCTCCTCCTGCGTGTCAAAAACAAATACCTCTTTTCTTTTCTCCGCTACCTCTATTGCCTCCTCAAATGAAAGCTCCATCCAATCAGCAGGTTTTGCTGTGTAGGTCTCAGGGTCCTTAGGGAATAGTGTTGGTATAACCTTATACTTACCATCCTCTTCATAGGATGTAAAAAGAACAGTAGACTCTGAGCCATCTCCATTATCTCTAGCAACATCTCTAAGCTGCTTAGCTCTCATAGAGTTAATGACAAGTCCTGTGGGTGCATCCGCAGGTTTATGCGTGGAGTTAACCACCATAAAATCCCTAAGCTTTTTAGACTCAGCAATCTCTGTTGAGCTAAAAAAAGGGTCTAGGTCTATGGTAATTGTTGCACCGTTAGGAGCAGCAACCAACATAGCATCACCTATACCTATTTCTTGAAAAACAAAACCATATCCATTAAACTGCTTTCTTAAATTTTCTATAACAACATCCTCCTCTTTATCTATCAGCTCAGGTTGTATCGTAGATAGGGCAAACTGAAAACCTTCGTCCTCTATATTACCTAAACGAACCTGCTCCTCTATATCCTTCATCTCGCTCTTAGCAGCTGCCTCAGCATTCTGCTTAGCTTGTAGAGCAGGTAGCTCTTCTTCCATTTGTTTCTCAGTAAAAAGGCGGTCTTGCATTTGTTGGTTATAGTAATAACCATCGGCATTCATATCAATGTCTCTTTTTCCTCCCGGAATTAATTCTAAAGCCTTTGCCGCCTCATCTTGGTACTCATCTGTTCTGTAATCTCTTGCTACTTCTGCTAATTCTTGAAAAGTTCTTTGTCTAATAACACCTGTCTCCGGGTCTACTATAAATTTTCTGTCAAATTCTTTTTCCTTTAGCTCTCGTAGTGGTCGCTCTTTCTCCCACTGCTCTAGTTGCTTTCTCTTAGTATCTTCTTCTATTGCTTCTCCAAGACGAGTAGTATACTCCTCTTCAGGTATAGGAGCATTTATTTTAGCCAACATAGCCTCCCTATCCTCTCTATCTTTCTGCTGCTTCTTAAGAGATTCTGCTGAAACCGAAGAACCATCTTCCGAAGACAAATCCGTAGAACCGCTTTGAACGCTTGGCTGTGTTGTCTGTCCTTTTTTTTTTACGAGTTCTTTCCACTGCTCCAAGGGTCTTCTTTGAGCAAAGGTATTATCTTGTGAAGAAACCCAAGAGTGAAATTTTTCTTGATACTCACTATCTGTTCCAAGTTTTTCTTTCCAAGATTCAAACGTGTATCTATCTGTAAATGTTGGGTCCTCTGATGTTGTCCAATCCCAAAGGTCTTTAATATATTTTTCGTCCATATCTATTATTTAAGGTGCTGCTCCTGTTGCTCCTTTCTTACTAGTTCTTGTTTCCTGTAGCTTCTCTGCTAACCCAAATTTTTGATTATCATCTAAGCTATTAAATTTAATATCTATTAAGGTATTCATATACTCATCTACTCTTCCATACTCATCAGCTCCCGGGTCAATATTAAATATAATATCTGTCTCTTCACCATCTTTATATAGTATAATGGCATCATCAGTAAATCCATCGTACTCTTTTGCACTATAACCTGTTCCTGCTAGATAAGCACTTATTGCCGGAGCTGACACTTCTTCATTGTCCTTTACAAATAAACTACCCTTAGAAGGCATTTCCTTTTCTATAACTCTCTTAACAGCATCCTCAAAAACAAGTTCTTCTTCTACAAATCCATCCTCAGTTCTTACCTTGTCAATATAAACATCTCTAGGTACTAATGTCTCAAGAGTAAATGTAGCGGTACTAGGAGTGGTTTTACTTAAATCAACTCCTGCTGCTTTCTCTGCCTCATCTAGATTCAGTATTCTATTTTCCTTATCTAGAAAATAATTAACCGTGCTTCTTGACCAATCCCTTTGTGTTTTAGTTCCAAAATCAATAGGGTCTTGGTCACCATTATCATAGGTAATTACTATACCACTTGCGGTCCTGCTTATCTCTTTTATGTCAGGATTTATACTTTTTAAGAAATCTGCTGCTGCCTCTACCTCAGCATCTGTATCTGCAGCATAAAGCTGACCTATATTTGTCATAACCGAAGCCTGCTTTTCCTTTCTATCACCTCTAGCATACTCAGTTGCTGTCTTAGGTTTATATACCTGACGAACCTCAACTGTTTCTTCGTATCCAAGACCTATGTCTATCTGAGCTTTATAAGCCTCTCTAGCTACAGCTTTTTGAGCATCAGTCAGCTCTGCCTCAACCCTTCCGTTTACGCTCTTTAGCAGTATCAATGACTCATCCTCTGCCGCAGCATCAGGGTCAAAGGTAGGCTCGTAAGATACACCATCAGGTGTGTTACCTACAAAATCTAAAAGAACAGATGCACCAAAGTTTTGATTTGAGCTAAGCTCTCCGTTAATAAAAGTATTTTGTGATTGTTCAAAAAGACTTAGGGTCTTTAAGTCCTCAACGCTAACCTCCATCTCAGTAGCTAGCTTCTGTAGCTCTTCATCACTCTTTCCTGCGAAACCACCTACCCTACTTCTGATGTCTTTTATTTTTTTAAAAGTCCCTGCCTTGTATTTATTTCCTAAGTTAGATATTATTCTTTGCTCCTCACCTAAGGACTTAATATATCTATCAGCGTTGCCAATAACATCATACTGAGTGTACTTAGTTTTTATCCTGTTCTGTAGCTGCTGTACTGTAACTAAATTGTTTGGGTCCGGGTCCGGAATAAGAGGTGCTGTTCCTGAACCCTTATACTTAGGGTCCGGAATAAGTTTTGCCATAGACATAATACCTGTCTGCGGATTAACAACTAATTCCGTTGCGGTAAAGTTAGCGAAACCCTCTACCTGCTCCATCATCCAATTCTGCATCTGTGAAGCTCTTTCGCTTACAGGTAATGATGGGTCCATCATAGCCATCTTAGTAGCGTACTCATCGTTGTAGTCCTGCATTAAGCTAAAGGCTTGGTCAGTACCATCGCTTAGGTTCTGTCTCATTATGGTGTACTGCTTTGGGTTTAGCTGTCCGGACTTTAATAAGGTCTCCTGCATCAGCATCTGCTTCTGTAATTTTTCAGCAGCATTCAAGGCAAACTCATTAAGCTGAGTGTTCTCACCCTGAGGTACATTATTTAATATTGTCTGATAGTCAGCAGTAGCTTGGTCAATCGCAGCTTTTTTATCTTCCCTTGTCTTAACCTCTGCGTTAAGCATATCCACCGTATCAGTAGCTATCTGACTCCAATTTAGCTGAGTGTCCTGCGGGTCTCTCTGAACGTATCCGTACTTAGTTGCCATAGTTTATATTTTATTTTTTAAGGATTGTAACCAAAGTATTGATTAGAGGGTTGATTAATTTGGCTTTGGTAGGCATCAATGTACTGTGGGTTCATCCTTAATTCAGCTCTTTGCTCAGGACTTAACGCTCTGTTAAAAGCTCTAAAATCTCTATTACTCATTGAACCGAAATCCAAACCACCTACATCTCTACCAAAGTACTTCTGCTGCCTTTTATTAAAAATGTTTTCATTTTTCATTCCAACCTCCATACCTGAATAAGGAGCCTCTGATGATTTAGCTGCTGCACCAACCGCAGCTTTTTGTGCTCCTGTATTTTTAGCGTAAAGCGGAGCCATAGATGCTGCCTGCCCTACTGCACTAATGGTTGATTGAATAGCTTGCTGCTTTGCTGCTGTTGCTGCTCGTTGAGCATCAGCTGCTGCCTGCTGATTTCCTGCTACCTCCTCTAAATCTAATGCCACATCTAGGTCTCTTAGTCTTGAGTCTTCCTCTAGGATTGCACCCTCGATATTTGTTAGCTCATCAGCCATAGCGGTTCTTATACCTGCCTGACCTTGTTGCTGTGCTGCATATACTCTACCTGCTGTTGCTGCTGCTCCCCTCTCACTTTCTTTACCTGCCTCGGTAGCCATAGCACCCTGAACCAACATAGCCTCTCTCTCTAAATCGTAAGCCTCTTTTTTGATAGACATCTGCTCTGCGAAGTTTACATCTAGCTTACCTCTTGCAGCTGCCATTGCCGCTTCAGCATCTGCCTCTGCATCCTGCATTGCTTTCTTTTGTTTGTTAGCCTGAGCGAAGGACATTCCTGCTGATGCTGCTGTTGCAGCTATTGATACTCCTGCTGCTACTGTTGTTAATGCTGCCATACTATAATGTTTTTATCATTTCACTTGTATAAGAATCGGCTTGTGTATAACCTAGCTCCTTATACGTTTCAATTAATCCTTTATGTTTTATCAGAGCATAACAATACTTTGCTCCTTTATTCCTACAGATATTTGTTAGTGTCTCTATAAGCAAACCTATCGCATCTGTTCGTTCAGGTTTCTTCCTGTACTCCTTATTAGATATAATCCAATCAACCCAAGCTACCTTGGAGTTGGTGAAGTAAACAAACCCTGCACATATAGGTGTGCCCTCGTCTAGCACCATCATTCCACCTGTTCCATCCTGCGGTAAGAAGTCCTTTGTAGGAGGCTCCCAACCCCAATCATTCCACCACTTTGTTAGGTGAGTATCGTAATCTGTCTCACCCAAGGGTCTAATGTCAAATATTTTCTCTGCCATAAGGTATCAACAAAGATACTAAATTTAAGGAAATGATTTCATAACTTCGCTCTCAACTACAAATAATTCTACTTTTTCTGTATTATCATTCTCAATATAAAAAACTCCGTAGTGACCTAAAATTCCGTGAGACTCCGCAACCGCATTCTTTAGATACAGTATATAGGTGCTCTGATTAGTAGGTGCTGTGCCTGTTAGGTTGACAACAACTTGGTTTATACCTGCAGGTAAATCCTGATTAACTGCGGTGATATCTCCCATTATCTGAGGAACAACAGATGGTGGTGTACCTGATGCGACACCATAATAGATAGTGTCACCGATGCTTATAATATTTCCTATCGAAGATGTAAGAGCAAAGTTTAGTGTAACAACAGAACCTGCAACCGTAAACGATGTCGTAGAACCTAAACCATTTAAGGACCGAAGAGGATACTCCTGAACTGAATCAGCAGGGGTAGTGCCATCGTTCCTAACAAAGGCAAACCAAGAACCTTCCTTTAGCTCGTAGTACTCCTTGTTTATAAAGCCTGTGGTTTGTATGTCACTGTACAGCTCTGTCTTCCAACTATCGCTTCCATCTAACTTAATGGTTTTAAATAATTTATTCTCTGTAGGCATATCATTAAATACAGAGGTCAGTGTTGATGGATAGTTCACACCGTAGTATTGGTTCCTTACCTCGTTGACATTGTGCCGGTATAGGTTACCTCTATTAAATGTGTAGAAGTAGTTGTTCATACCTATCATCCAATCAGGGAAGTAAGAAAAGAAAGAGGTCCAACCCTTTACCCCATCATCATAGCTTAGGGTATAGTTTGTATTTGCAGATGTCTGACTCATATCTATAAAGTTTTTAATTTAAGAACAAGGTATTAAGGTTATTACCACACCATCCTGTGTTTCCATTTTTACATTAGTAGCTCCTGTACCCGGGAAGTTAGGGTCATAATAAACCCTCCATCCATCTGTCACAGGATTAGCTCCGTTGGCATCAAAAAAAACTTGGTCCCTTACACTAGGCTGTGTTGTTGGAGTTCTTAGGCTTGTGCTAACAACGTATATACTATCCGTTCCTACAGTGCAAGGAGTTGCTTCTTCTGATGAATAAGGAGTAGAGTTAGAGTTAATACCTGTTAATACCTGCGGGCACTTAACATCTAAAACAAAATCAGAAAGAGCTACAGAGCTGCAGGATGAGATTAACTTAATCAAAAGCGAGGATGGAGATGCAGAAGGTTTTGGAACCACCACGCAAATATATCCCGGTGGTGTTGTATTGTCATTCTGAAGCACACAGTCCGTATCTGCTATTGAATAGGACTCTGTTGTTCCTGAGTTCACAAAGCCATTAAGGACATAATCATAAACATCTAAATAACCTGACCCAATAGGTCCGTTAGGAGATGTTACTCCGCAGGTAGTCGTATTAACCCCAACCACTGTGTAGTTACCTGCATTCTGCGATTGACATAAACCACCATCATTAGATTTACCACTGCCCTGAAAAAGAGTACCTACATCCCCTTGTTGTCTTACACCTTTATTATAAACTTGGTTATCATACTCCACAAGAAATCCATTTATCGCAGGGTCTAAGCCAATTATCACAGCTCCTACATCAGTTGCAGTTGAGCCAACATTCCAATCTATTCTGTATATAGCAGGAGCAGTTGGCGAGTCTTGTTTTATGTTTGTGTCACAGGACCGTAAGCAGGATGGGCATTGCTGTACCGCAGCCAAGGAGCAGAATGCTTTTTCACCTGTACCGTTAACTATCTGCTCTCTAGCTACAAAACCATCTGAATATATTCCCGCAGGAGCACACAAAGTTAATGCTGCATCCGTGTAGATTGCAGTTGAATTACTTAGGGTTGTTCCATCTATATAATATTGAGCACTCATATTCTATTTTATTTTATGTGTCTTCAAAGACACTTTTTTATTATAAATCACAAAGACAGCAAGCATTTATTAAGCTATCTCCTACACATAAATCAACAAGAGTAGGTTTTCTGTAGTCGTATATAAGATACAGATACTCTCCATCCTGTACAGGAGGCATAGTAAAAGTACCTGTGTAGTAGTCAGGAGCACCCGCAGAGTTTGTGGACATAGGCACTGCAGCGTTCAATAAAGACTCTACAGCCGCCTGAGTATTTGGATAGTTAACTGATGACACCAACCACATAAACTTATTTGAAGGAGCAAACGTAGCTGTGTCCTGAGAGAACTTATTAAATGCTAAGGTTACATTTGAACCTTCTGTAGGTATAGACCCTGACCCTAGATATCCTGTAACAGAATTATAGTAGCTCACAACAGGCTGACTTGAACCTAAACCGAACTCAACCTCAGTTGACTGTATCGGTGATGTGTAGCTACCATCTACGAACCTATGCTCGTTATGTGTTGTTAACCCTCCCTCGTTAGGGGTTGTAACACATACCTCTATAAGCGTAATTATCTTAGCATCCGGACAAGGAACATTTAGAGTTAAAGTAATAGGTTCGGTTACTCCCGGTCCGGGAACCAACTCAATAGTTGCATCTGTTACATTGACAACATCCTTAGGAAATGCTATAGTTCCATCAGCACCTACAATCGTTTGGCTGTATGTAAAACCGTTGTATGTAACAACAACAGTAAATACAGAAGATGAGCTAACACCTGTAAATTTAATATCTACATCACCTATGTTGCTTCCAAAATTAAAGCACTGCTTATACGGTTCAAAAAAGGTTATATCCTGCTTAACTCCGCAGCTTACGCATTCTGTCGGTATAGGAATATTTATTGTATTAGATGACAGAACATATTCATTCATATAAGGGTCAAACCCTCCGAGCTTCTGAGTTTCAAAGCTAGTTATAAACAAATCCCTAAACCAACTCCTCATATCTAATTTTGAAACAACCTCTAATGAGTCATTACTATATGAAGTTCCTGTTAATTTTAGTACCGCACCTCTCTTAGCATCTGAGAAGTATTTATCAGGACCCCACTGAGAAAAGCTCTCAGGGTTAAAGCTAATACCATATTCCTCTATCCTTGCTATCTGAGTTCCTAATACCTCAGGTACAGACTGAAGTAGATTACCTGTGCCTGCATCAGAAAGCAGATTCTTTCCTGAAAGGACATAAGATATCTTATCCTCCTGAAGGGTTAGTACATCAGTCTCTCTAGCAAATAACAACTGAATAGGACCAAAAGATTCTTCTAGTGGCTTGAAGTTAAGTAAGCCTCCGTTAAACTCATTTAGCTTATTAACATTTGATTCGTCATTATATATACCGCTATAGGTAATATCAGCAAATCTTCTTACCTCCTTGTAGTCCACCGAGTTTGTTGATGTAACCCTGTTGCCTAGTGTAAAGTCCTTACCTATAACCCCATCTCTTATCTTGTAGCTTTCGCATCCGTTTCCAAATGCGTAGCAGTTATAGAACCCTGTGTCTGCTATTGCAGGTAAAGGAGTGTTTAATAGCTGTTGGTCCTGCACATTCCCTAGGTGAGTTCCTTTAGGAATACTTATAGGTGTGTTTAACCCTGTTACATTAGCAGGACTCAAGGGAGGTGTGGTTGAATTTATAGCAGGTGACCCGCACTTAGCTACGATTGCAAATTCAGTAGTCCCCGCAGCTATTGAAATCTGAGCAGGTAATAAGCTCTCATCTATATAGTCTATAACAATAGGATTGGGTTCTGAGGATGCAACCGCTATATTGTAAAAGCAGAAGTCATCTGTATTAATTATTGAAAAGGATTTCTCACTTTCGTACCATATATCAGGAGCAGAGTCTAGAGGTTCACTCTCAAATATTAAAAGGTTCTCGGCTCTATAGACAGTAATACTTCCTGAAATAGAAGAGTCCCTTTTTTTACCTGCTCCATTACAGGCATTTGTTCCTGACATAGAAAAGGTAATAGGCTCTGTAACAGTTCCCGAATTAGTTACAACGCTCCTTTCATTTCCAAAGCACCAATAGTTTACTCCTGTCGTAGGAGAAGGTGGTCCCTCAAAATTAAAACCGGGGGGTGTGGTTACCGTACCTATGTAGTCATTTTGAACAGTGCCGCCTCCACCGATATCAGCAACTCCTTGGTCAAGTACATTCTGAACATTATCTCCCTCAAACCATTGGTAAAAGCTGTCATAGGTCTGAGATGCAACCAATGTCTTCTCTAGCGTGTAGATTCTACGCTCACAATCAGCATCTCCATCCCCCACACCTAACCTTGTAAATGTAAAGTTAAATACTATCCTTGAACCTCCCGGTATATTCCAAGCTGTGTAAGGATTTCCTGTCGAGCCATCACCAAAAACTTGTCTAAAAAATAATACAGGGTAGCCATCACCTGTGGTAGCGGTGTCTACCTTAGTTCCTGAAGAAACTATTGCATTTGCAGAGGATTCAACAGAGAAATTACCTGCCTTAATCTTCATATAAGTACCTGCAAGTGCAGTTAGCTCAGTACCATCATCATCCACAGGAGTAATAAAGTCTGCTGCTTTTGCAGCCTTGTCTAGTACAGTAGAGTATATACAGGACCTAGTGGGTCCTCTACTGTCGGCCTTTACAATTAATCTTTGACCATCTGTTATCTTAGCTGAGTTCTCCCCCTCTAATAAGAAGTAGGTTTCGCTAGTATCGGGGTCGGTAAAATATATATTTGTAAATATAGTATCGTAAGTTTCTTTGTCAGGTTTAATGGCAAGCTTATATCTAGTTGCCCACCTCGGAGCAATCTGACTAGATGGTATAGTTACCTGCAGGCTATTCTTAGTGCTTGACTTAGAGCAGGGTATGTGCTGTGTATTGTGCTGACTAACTAGAGCTGTTGTAGCTCTGTTGTATTCATCCATATAAATTATACCAACCTCGTAACCTCTGTTACTGTGGAGACTATCACTATTACCCGCCCTGATATAAGATATCTCCGCTGTCTTTAGTGAAAAGTATTCAGTGTATATCTCTGTAGACACAGTTGAATCTACGTACTGAACCGCAGGAAAATCAAAATATATAAGATTGCTAGTTGGAAAAGAAAAAGCTCGGATTCCTGAACCAACAGTTGATGGTTGTGACTGAGGTGTATTAATACCATAATCATATTTATTTAATGTTCCTGAAGGTCCTCCTGAAATAATATCATCAAACTGCTGTATAAACACATCAGTCATTGTTGTTCCGCTATCTATTGTAGCTATCGGCTGTGAGGTATTTGTACCTATTAGGTCTGTAAACTCAGGAGAATTAACCCACTCGTAAACAGAGTTATAATCCTTAGTAAACTGAATTGAAAAGCTTAGCTGTATAGGCGGTTCGTTTATGTCTTGAGGTTTAGGATTACTGCCTGTCCAAGTATAGTGCTCCCACTCAAAAGAAAAGGATATTAAAGCTCCTTCACGCAAACCGTTATCGAATGGATATAGGTTTGTTAAATCAAACACAGCTCTTGCATCAGGAACATTTCCCTCAGGATTCGGCAATATATAATAATTTCGTTGCTCTAGAGAGCCTATTATTTCTGACTCATTTAATGATTCATTCTTCTGCTGAACCGTAAAGTCTAACCTTACAGGACTACCTGTATGGTCTACTAGGTCATATCCTTCAACGTAGTTACCGTACATCAGCCTATTCCCCATTATGGTCTGAGCCTTGGATAGTCTAGGAACATTGTCATAAAGTCTTAATATCTCAGCCTCGGGAAGTATTGTAAATATCTTGCTATTCTTAAATGTATACGACACCTCCTGATAGTCACTGTATCCGTTATCTTCTTTTGTTAGCTTCTCTATTATTTTTATAACAGGACTGTTAGCATCCTTAAATAATAAATCAATACCCTTCACTAACGGACCTCCTGCATTAAAGGTAATGACCGCTGTATTAAAAGCATTAGTCATACCCTCGTTAAGGTAGCTCTCTTGAGTGAAGTTAAAACTGTTAGGTATAAAAGCAGGACTTGTAAACTGAGATGTAGCTGAGTACTCATTATCTTCGTACCTGTATCTATACCCAAAACATATAAACCTTTCCTCTAAGAAGTTTTCTTCACCTCCGGTAGTCGATAAGAGTATTGATGGAGCAGCAACAGGTGGCTTCTTAATAACCAATATGTCCTCATCAGAAAATCCATCCACCAATCCTATAGGGTCAATATAATTTTTTTTTATATTTATTCTCCTTGGCTGATTTATGTTGTCCGTAAAAAACAAAAGGTCACCTACCTTGTCTACTCCTGTTATTAAAAACCTTGGGTCAAAATTTAATGTGGTGTCTGTTCCTGAACCATCGTTTATACTTATAACGTGGTACGTTGTTATCTCTGTTTTAGTATTATATGAAATAATTAAATCTAACTTATCAGTCGGACTTGCATTAAAGTTGTCATCGTGAATGAACCAATATATAGTTTCGTTAACTCCATCCTCAAAAGCACCTATACATCTTGCTGTTTCTGAAAGCGGTTCATTAGCATAAACTATATTAGTAAGCTGATTATTTCCCTTTGTGTTTTCAATTACTCCTATCTCCGCTGCTTCTGTGGAACCCATTCTAATATTAAGTCCATCAATATACTGACCATTGGGGATGAGTCTTTCATCCACCACCTTGTTCATTTTTCCTGCAGTAAAGTTTCTTTTAAGGTTCGCCATCTTATTTTATCCATTTATCTCTTCCTCTTAGATTCTGTAGTAATCTGCCGGGATGAATGTTACTGATTCTGATTTTAGCATTTCTAAGTAAGGATGATTTTCTTTTCTTAGCTCTTGCAATCATATACTCTTGAACTCCAAGTTTAGAGTTTAGAATAGAATACTCAATGTAGGCATACACGTATTCCTCAAATAACTTGTTTACAGTAATTAAGCTGTTATCTCCATTCTCCATTCCATCTGACACATACTCAAGTACACAAAGCTCATTAGCCATTCCTGAGCTGAAGTTTATCACACCACCCTTAGGGTCTATCTTAAATGTAGGATTGGAGTTGGCTGTCTCTGTATTCAATCCGTATCTTGCTCCGATAGCATAATCAAAATACCAATTCCCATCGCAGCAGTATCCTTCTTTGCCATCGTACGGAGAGTTCTCATTCAGGTATATGCTTCTCTTGCTTCTTGTTATCCTATCATAGTCCAAGGTTGAGTGCTGAGGACTTAATGCATACCCATCAATGTCAAAAAGTATTTTGCAGTTGTTGTCCTGTAGATATGCTGAGGACCAATTAGTTTGAATATTTTCTGTAAGAGGCATAAGTAATCCATCCTTATATAAGGATACCCTCACCCAATTTACATAATCAGATGGAAGAACAAACCTTAATGTATCACACACGCTTAGCTCTAAAATTTTTATTTCCTTAAACGCATCGTAGTTAAGCTCCTGTATAGCTCTCTTAGCGTGAAACAAAATCTTATATCTAGGTTCATTGTTTATGGCACTATGGTTTCCGTAGTACATCAACATAAAGTTGTTTACTATATCTTCAAGAGATATGTACTGATAAGAACCCCAATTTTGGTTTTCAGGATTTAATCCTCCGTTTTCGTAGTATTGATATTGAGTTATATAAGCCATAGTTATTTATTATTTTTCTCCTGCTGCGTTTTCTTGTTCCTCAGCTTGACCAAATTGTACTGCAGCTATTTCTCTTATAGACATACCTGCGTACTGTAGTATCTTATTTACTAAGTTAGGTTCGTCATCGCTAGGTAATTCAAAGTCTTGGTAATCTACTGCGGTATCATCGAATGCAGGCTCTCCGTTGGTTAAGGATACGTAAGTCCATTTAGGTACATAAGGAAACCTGATGTACTGACAAACAACCTGACCTATTTTATTTATCTCAGTTCTAGGGAAAGCACTTAAGAGCTCTCCCTGCTCTGTGTAGGCAGGAAACATAAGCGTAGGAGCTGTTAGTATTGAGTTTTCCAACATAGTTATCTTACTGTGACTAACCCTTTCAGCTTCCTTTAGTTGACTTGATGAGTATATAACATAAGGTTTTCTAGGTGAATCAAATACAGGGTCAGCTACAAGTAGCTCATTAGCCTGAGGGATGGCAACGATAGTAGTTGTGTAAGTTACTCCGTTAGTAACAGTAGATATAACATCTCCTGCTTGTACACCTTCTGCAATAAAGTCAGTGGATTGGTTTATAACTGATAAGCCATTTACTATGTATCCTGTTGTGCTCCCTTCTAGCACTACCTTTCCATAAATCAATACCTTATTAATTAGGTAGTAATCATCGCTAGTAGTTGTTTGAGATGGTAGATAGTATTGGTTTGCGTAGTTACCTAATACCGCTGCATTATATTGTAGCAAAGATTTAGTTTCAGAGAATGTATCTATAACCTCCTCCAACCCCTTAGTAATGTCAGCGTACTGTGTGCCTGACAATCTTTTATTTTCTTTATTAATCTGATAGTTGTACTGATAAAAATAATCCTCAAATAAATCTAATTGAGCCTGCTTCGCAAACAAGTTAAAATCAGATGGTGATATGTAACCATAATTATTTTTATTCAAAACAGACATCACTGTTTGTCTAACCGAATTTATCATCTGTCTTCTTTTACTACAAAGATAAGCAAAAAAAAAGACCCCTTCATTTTTCCTGAAGAGGTCTTAATATGTATAGTAATATATTATAATAATGATTCTAGATGCTTAAGTACCTCTATACCATCATCACTTTTTAAATAAGATACAACCAAGTCATTTCCATCCTTACCAAAAGGAACATTCAGCATCTTAGTTTTATTATTAGAGGTATTGAACCATACCTCCTTCCCGCTCTTTCTATAGGATAATAACCCCTCAGCGAAGAATCTTTCAACCGTACCCATAATCTTTAGTTCAGGGTCGTTAACTACATCTAAGAAGTCCTGTGGATTTCTTTTAGCAAAAACTAATACATCTCTTTTAAGCTCGGATGTTGACATAGTTGATACATCAGTTCCAAATAAAACTCTACAGATATTCTCTAGCTGCTCTATAGATAACTTCTTAGCCTCTGATAATGCATCAGCCTCAGTCATTAATGATTCAATCTCTTCAGCAGCATCCTTAGATTTATCTACCTCTGAAAAAGTTTTTCCGTTTAATGGGTGATAGTGTAAAAATTCTTGTAACACCTGATTGGTTCTTGAAACGTGAAGAAATCCATCCTCAAATACAACAGGTTCTAAGATAACATTACCATCCTGCTCATCCACAAATGGAGACTTTTGGTTTCTAGCATATCTAAGTTCTCTATTAACTCCCTCTTTGTCATCAAACCACATTAAGGGGAATCTTGCTGAGTGCTTTGTTGGTAGCATATAAGATAAAGGTGCTACCGCTTTTTTAAGTTTGTAGTTCTTGTCAGTAAACTTAACTGTCTTTTTTGTTTTAGCTTTCGCTTTTGTTTGTTCCATTATATTTAAAATTAAATTAAAATTACAAAAAAAAAGGAGAGTGTCTTCAAAGACACTCTCCAATTATATTACTTCTTAGTCTTGGAATAAGAAGAAGTTGTTAGCACCTAGAGTACAAACAGCTCTTTCAGATAAGAAGTGAACCTCCATAGCATCTAAGCTTGAAGTTTCTGCTCCACCTGCAGAACCTGTAATCCAAGACTTGTATCGTCTGTCTTCAGTTTCCGAAGCTCTGTATCGTACGTGCAAGAATGGTCTCTTAGCATTCTTACCTAAGATTTGGTCATACACAGAAGTTGAACCTGCAGGAACTAATAGTCCGTTGATTTCTCCTGAACCTAATCCACCTCTCATTGAAGCGTCATTCAAGTATTTCCAATCTGATTTGTAGAAGTCGTAACCTCTTCTAAATCCTGTGAATCCTAAGTTAAGTGCCATCTCTTTCTCATTGTCAAAAAGACCGTAAGAAACACCACCTGCTGCGTTGCTAGATTGTAATGCAAGCATATCATCAATATCAAAACCGAAGTCTCTATTAACAAATGTTACATTCTCCTCAATAGCACCTTGCTTATCAAGTCTTGAGATAATAGAATCCCACTCTGCTAAAGTAGTTGGGTTACCACCACCCCATACATTTCCTCTGTTCTCAACAACGTAGAAGATACCTTCTGAACCTTTGTCACCAACTGAGGCTGCTGTAACTTGAGTAGCAACACCACTGCCTGCTTCTGCAGGAACTGCTTCAATCATTGCAGTCTCAAGATAATCGTCAAAACGTAATCTTGTTTCGTGCTCAGACTTTAAGTACCAAAGATATCCTGAAGCTCCATTCTCAGTTGTAACTTCAATCCATCCGATTTGTGCCATATCAGAACCTGATACTTCGTACTTATCTTTGATGATGATTGGAGAGTTCTCGAAGATGAAATCATCAGCTTCTAAAGAGTTTTCCATTCCTGCTGTTCCTTTCTTGAACTCAGAACCGTAGATAAATACAGTAAATTCTAAACCTGCACCCGCAACCGGAATACCTGCTGCCGGATAAAAAGCCACTTTAAATGTGCTTGCAGCGTAATCTACATCAGTAACGATTCCTTTTACTGCTCCACCTCCTGCGTTGTCAGAAACGTGAACCGTCTGTCCGACTCTAATTGCGATACCACTGTTAGCTCCAAAAGCACTTGCAGTAGATACACCTGCGTTAGGGTCATCAGTAACTGTAAACGTAGCCTCATTATCATTTAATAATGCAGGAGTTGTACATTGTGTATACTTAGTGTGTAATCTTCCTTGCTCTGCCCATTTGATAAGGTCGGAGTTAGAAGGCATCTCAGCTCCTACCATTCGTAAGAAAGATGAGATTGTTCTATTACCATATCTTTCAAATTCCTTCTCATAAGTATCAGGTAGATACTGATTCAAGAAATCAAAGTTAGTAATGTAATTTGTTTTCAACGGTACTCTCTGAGCACTTGGTTGTAAATCAAATCCGGGTGTTGGATTAACTGCCATTTTTTTAAGTTTTTAGTTTTTAATAATTTATTTTCTTTTTCTAATTTTTAAACCACGACCTGAGTCATCGTTTAACGCTCTAATTTGCATTCCGTTGTTTGTTGTAGTAACTTCAGGAGCACGCTTCGTATCCATTTTAATATTCTTCAACTCACGCATAGTATCATCTGCCGCTGCAGATTTACCTTGCTCATAAAAAAACTTAGCAAACTTTTCAGGATGCATTGCCATTGCTAGTGACTTATGATACCCTGCTGCATCTACCATAATCCCATCATCATCTAAGAACTTATCTATAAAGTTCTGTGGATTCAGTTGAGCTTTCTTCAATTCAGCAGCATCA